GGTGAAATTGAATGCATTGAAGCCATCGAAGCGCAGCTAACGCCAGAAGAATATAGAGGCTACCTAAAAGGTAACGTAGCAAAATATGTTTGGCGCGAAAGGCATAAAGGGGGTATTGAGTCATTGAAAAAAGCTCAGTGGTATTTAGATAGATTAATTAAATTAGAATAAGAAAAAAGTCAGTTATGTCTAGACCACCTCTTGCTTCTCCTACATTTTTTAGTCCTTCTGTATTAACGCCAGATGTAGCACCAGTACAAGGATCTGTAAACGAAGCAACTGTACCTATTGAGGATTTTGAACAATTGTTACAAAAATTAGAAGCTTCTAAAATGCGTCAACAAAGACAACAGTCTGTTGAAGGCAGAAGAGATATTTACTCTCAAGGATTAGCTTCTATGATGGGTAATTTTTAAAATCAATTAAATAAAGAAAGGCATGATGTCATCATCATCATCTTCGTCTTGATCAGCCATAATTGTAATTGCTAGTTGCGCCAGCTCAATATCACTGGGGATATCAAACTCTAGTTCGATATTCTCAGCTTGCATCATATCTTTTACTGCCTGGATTTCCAGGAGGCGCTGGTGATATAGATTTAAAAGCGCAACATAAAGCTGATCCCAGGTTAACTCTTTTGCTTCCAGCTCTGCTTTACGCATAGCAAGCTGCAAGTGTAGTGGCAATTCAAATTCTTTGGTGGAAGTTGAGTCGCCCATTCGATTAACCTTTGCTTCACTTATTCTAGTGTATAGAATTATTTTTGGAATTCAAAGATGAATCGTAAATCTTCCTCAGACAGGTCGAAATCACCGCCATGAGTAATATTAAATTTGTTAGCAAATTCTGACAAAACATAAGGGTTGATTTCTGTTTCTAGTTGCCTAATGGCAGAAACTTGCTCTGGTGAAGCTGAATAATTTCTAAATGCTTTTAATAGCAAATCCCCTGGAAGATTTCCGATATCTAAGAATAAACTAGCTTCTTGTCTTCTACGATCTAGCAAGCCCCCAATTACTTCATGTTCTTCGTTGAAAATCCATTTACCAAATTCCTGTGCAGCTAAAATATAATTTTCGGCTTCGCATTGATCAATAATTGAACTGTATAAAAATGAATCCCAACCAACTGAATGAATAAAGGAAATCAAACCTTGCTTCATGTATAGATCAAGGTCAAGATTTAATTTATCAATTTCATCTGCAATTACGTTAATTTCATAAAGCAAATACTCTAATGCTTTTTCTTTGGTACAACAGTGCCCTTGTTTGACCTGGGAACCATCTGGATAAAATTGTGTGCCATAACCAAGGGTGTACGGGCTTCCTCCTGTGACTGGGTCAGGGTAAGCTTTTTCATTAAAACCTTCAAAGGCTTTAATAATAGAAAGTGCGTCCTGATAAAGATACATTGGAAACCCGCATATCTTTATACTATATATTACTTTCCTTGTCCACGGTGTTTTTTACGCCCGTGATTTGATTTAGAATGTTTTCCTTGTCCTTGCTTAGTTTTTTTGGGCTTACCAACCACATAGCTGCCGCTTTTGTTCATGAGTCTAAAGAGGTCTCACACATAATATTAAACAAAATTACCAAGCTTTGCAGGACCAATAACCTGCAGTCAGCTTGCTTTTCTTTTCATCACATTTGTGTCGTGCCCGAAAACTTTTGCGTCGTGCAGGATCATTTTTTTTGATTTTCATATTCGCATCACCAAAACGTATAATTTTTTCTTTTCCTCCTTCGCAAGCTTTAACTACAGATTTTTTACCTCCACGCACATCTCTGCGTGGTTTATTGCAAGCCATTTTGTCTTTATTTAACTTAGCTGCTTTAGCTGCTTTTTTATATTTCTCTGCCATTATTTAAAGAACGCATCTACTGTACCAATATACTCGAAGTCTTCATCACCGCCAAAAGCATCATCATCATCAAAAAGATCAAAGTAATTTCCAAAATCATCTGTGTCTTCTTCTTTATCTGATTCAATAGCTGCATCAAAAGGATTTGAAGAATCCTCTCCAAAATAACTGCCTATTTGAACTAGTGCTTCAAAAGGATCAGATGAAATTTCTTTTAAATCAAAATCACCTGTTAAAGCTCTACTAAGCAAATCCATATCTTCTCGATTTGTATCTTCTGGCATAAATTCATTATAAAAATCATCAGCAGTACCTGCATATCCATAGCTTTTAAATAATTTAAAAAATTCATCTTCATCGGGATCTTCTAAATCTTTGATATCTTCTTCTCTTTCAATGTAAGTAACACCTAGACGCTCTTGTGTAGGCGTATAACCTTTTTCATTTAAATATTTAATACTTTCTCTAATTTCTTTTGCTCCACTTACTTGTAAAGTTTCGATGATTAAATCACGTACAGTATCTATTTCAGTAGTAAAATCTTCAATGCCATACATTTCTAATAATTCTTGCCAGGCAGGGTTGTTTTCATCTGGATCAACACCTTCTAATAGCGCATCTGCAAACTCTTCTGGCGTAGTAAATTCAGAAAAAACATTTCCATCTAAAGCTATTTTTTCTTGTTCTAAAACTGGTAATAATGTTTCATTGGCAAAATTAGAAATATCATTATAAGTAATTGCATCACGTGCTGGGTCAAAAGCGTAGTTTTGGCCTACTGTTTCATAATGTAATTTTGCAAATTGATCTGGGTCATTTAAATCAATTCCATAATAATAAGCATAGTCATTCCAAGTAATTCCTTCTGGATAAACGTCTGATATCGTACCATCGATCACAGCATTACCATTTGCTTGGGCTTCTGCCCAGTCCTCAGCTACTTTTTGTTTTTGTAATTCATAATCTTTATATTTAGCATCGTTCTCTGCCCAACCAGGGTCATTATCTTTAAATGGATCCATATAAAATTCTGCATCAAATACTTGATCTTCAACATTGTAAATATCATTTAATTTTTTCTTTGCGTATTTTTCTGCTACATCTGAAATTGCTGTTAGACCCATTTCAGTCTGTAAAATATTTTGTTCATCAGGATCTAAAGAATCCATGTATGAAATAAATTCATCCATAGATTTTGATTGGTCAAATCTTGGTGTTAAATAATCTTCGATAAATGAATTTTTAAAGTCTTCTTCTAATTCATAAATAAGATTGTATTTATTCTCTACTTCACCCGTAGGACTTCCATCTTCATCTAATACTTCAACTGTTTCAGAAAAAGCAGCTTCAGCTTCAGCTTTAGTTGTGTTTGGATCTAATCCATAACGTTCCATCAAGCTGGTCCAGCTTTCTGGGTTGGCTTGTCTTAAAGCTTCTTCTTCACTTAAATTTTCATTAAAACCATTATCTTTTAGTAATGTTTTCCATTCTTCTGATATAGTTCCATCTGCGTTTGTGCGGTCTGTGGTTTCAAGTTCTCTTTTAAACTCTTCGTAATTATCAAGTGCTTTGTCTGGATCTAAACCTTCAAGGTTTGCTCTTATATCACTTTCAATTTGATTAAGTTCTACATAACGTTGGGAAAATTCTTCTTCAAACCATTTTTCCCAATTAAAAATAGTACTGTTATTAGATATTCCGGTAACACCAGATAGTTGACCTTCTAAATCTTCTTGTAGTTTTATTGGATCGTATCCAAGTAAAGACAAATAACCTCCAATTCCAGTATCACCTAAAATAGAATTTGCAATTGATTCATTGGCCGAATAAATTTCATCGTACCCGGGGAGGCCCGAGAGCATTGCAAGTTGAGTTTCTTCTTTTTTTACTTCTTTTAATTTGTCATAAGAAGTCTTAAAAGCATCAAGAGCAAGCAGTTGAAATTTATCTTGTTGTTCTAAATCCTTGGCCCCATAAACATTAAATACACTTGAACCAGCAAGACTATTTATAGGGTTTTCTGTAAATGCTGTGTTTAAAACTGGTGTCTGTTTTGCAATAACAGGTTCATCAGTTGTTTTTATTTCTTGTTCATAAACAATATTGCCTTCCGGATCTCGTAGCGGTTCTCCGTTTTCCATATAACGGGGAATTCTCTCACCGTTCTCGTCTAATTTATCTATATAAACAATCTTGCCTTCTTCATCATATTCTGGTTGATAAACAATATTGCCTTCTTCATCACGTTTGTATTCAATGTCATATTTAAGTTTTCTTCTTGGTATTGGATTACCGCTATCATCTAAAATTTGATTTCCTTCTTCGTCTGTTGCGTAAATAGTATTGCCATCTTCATCTGTTTCATATATGTATTTAATATTGCCTTCCTCATCAGTAAGTACATTGCCGTCTTCATCTACTTCAGTTTCAAACTGAAAAATTTCAACTTGCTTTGGCCTAGGTGTTTGTGCCCCTGTCTCTGGATCTGTATCGTAAATAATATTTCCATTTTCATCAGTCTCAAAAAAACTAGATACGCCTTTATCTGGATCAATGGCAAACGTTAAACTATTTTTATAGTCATCAAAACTTTGAAATTCACCACTGAGTGGATCATACGATCCACCTCCAAGGCCCAATCCATAAGTCCTTAAAAGATCCTTTTCTGCATCTGTAACTGTTTCTTTATACTTATCAACAGCAATTGTTTCTTCTTCTACAGTTGCGCGATGATCCTTAGGATCAAATCCCGGCTGTTTAGTAGCATTTGTATAGTATTTTGAAAAATATCCAATTGGGACACCGTCAATAAACCGATCATCTAAACTATATTTATATGTAAAATCTAAATCATCTAAGGTTTTGTTTGTTGCAGTTTCAAATGCAGAGTTAGCTTTATATTCTCTTGCAGCATCTTCTCCATAATTTGTAGATGCGTAATAATCTGGATCAAAATATTTAGCATCTGAACTCATTAAAGGAGCCTTGGCCCCATCTCTTTCTATATTCCAACGCTCCTCATTTGATATGTTGTTTGCAATATAAGCAGCATCAATATAACTTGAAATTGGTCTTCCAAAAATATCCTCTTTACCTGTTAAATGGTTGGTAACATAATATATTTCTTCAGTATTAAAACGATCTTGAAAACTATTTATAAGACCTTCATAATTATTTTTATAAGAACCTTTATTAATCGCATCTGCTAAGTCTGTAAAATTTCTTTTGTAGCCCTTGGTAACATAATCATCATTAATTTCTAATTTATTATTGTTATTTAATCCAAAAATTTCAGGAGTTGGTAATATTCTTCCATCGTTTGATGAATTTTTAACAGAATCCCAATGCGCCATACCAAACTCTGATTTTGCATTTGGACCTGCAAAAGTTTGTCCCTCCCACTTAACTGGTAATGTGTAACCTCGGTCATTTCCTGATGTGAATCCGGGGACATTTCCCCAATACATTCCTTGACCGGTATGAAATTCCCTGGCAAATAAGTCAAGTCCATTATTGCCTTCTGCATTGGCATTAAAGTGGTTTTGATAACTGGGAACATATGTAATATCTACTGATCCATCCGCATTGTATTCAATTCTAGTAGCGTTATTTAAATTTCCTATAGAAGTGCCTGTAACCGGATTACCGCTTAAACCTTTAGCAAAATATATACCATCCGCATTTATATTGGCATCGGCGCGAACCTGTGCAGCTTCTTCTGGAGTAAGTCTATATTTGGTTGCGCCTCCTTCTGTTAAAGGATAATCAAGCTGATTCCATTCATCAGTTACACCATAATAATTGGCATAATCTGTATAGCTTCCTTTATTGTCATCAAAATAATTACGTAAATCTTCATAAAAATCTACATAATCTTCATAAATTGACATCAGGCAATAGCTTTATTCAGCTCTGAACTTTCATTCATAAAGTCTAGTGTATTTTTTTGTACCCAAACTTTAATTGCATCATGTTTTTCTTCGGTATAAAAATCCTGTTTTTTGTACCATTCGTGCATTTCTTCTGATCCTTTATTTGAATTACAACGTCTACAAGCAGGAATTAGATTGTGACGACTGCTGCAACCAGACTTAAATTTTGGAATGACATGATCTAACGATGTAGCCGCATCACCACAATAAGCACATTTATGCTCCCAATCTTTATAAATTTCTTCTCTAAATCGTCTTTTGGCTAGTCGTGGCGTTAGTTCAACGAGGAGGGCGAGGGGTTCGTGCTCCGTTTTGAACATGTTTTTCTAGCCGTTATCTTATTTTAAAGCCACTAAACTTCACAAAAAATAACGGCCCTTAAATTAAAATAAACTACCTTGACGTTTTATTTTGAAAGTTTAACTTGAGTATGTAGTTCCTACAAACCAATGTCACAAAAAACCTGGCTTCCCGTCAAGCAAGCTTTGGAAGAGCTTGGAATTGACCGCAAACAACTTTTTCGTATGCGTGATGATGGCACCTGCAAGCTGGGTACACATTATGCTGCATTCCCCGAAACTCGGTCAAGAGACAGCTATCGGTGGAATGTAGCCAAGGTTAAGGAAGTGCTGGATGCACAAGAGTCTACTACACAGAGCACAGTAAGCGCGATCGTTTCTTTTGAGAAGCCACTGGCCACTGCCGCTTAGAAGGTGTGTAGTAAAGTTTACGGACTTTATGTGCAAGCAGTACGTCTTCTATTGGTAATACAAGACCTGCGTCTTGTTCCTTAGAAAGACCTTTTAAAATTTCATTCCAGCAGCTCTTCAACTTGGAGGGCTGCTTTTCTTTGAGCTGAAACAAGAAAACCCACTGTGGATGCAGTGGGCGTACAGATCTTTTTTTACATTGAAGGTTGATAGTGTAATCATCATTCCAAGTAAAATGTTCTAGTTCTTCTGGTGTTTTACCATATACAGCAACCATTCCAAATAACCAGGCAACCTTTTCTAAACTTGGCCTGGCTGATAAAGAAAAGAACTGATCGAGAATTTCTTGGTCCTGAGGCACAGTGCGAAGTGTCATGGCTTATGTTGCTAGTGAGATTACTATAAACACGCGCTTTATTCCATTGGGGACAAAAATTGTCAGCTCAAGAAACCTTTGGGAAACTTGATGTAAGTATTCTATACTATTAAGATTTACTTATGGCTGACCTTCTGAATTGGGTTTTTGTCCAGAGGCTGGTATGTATGCCACACCATTCTTGTCGAACATAATGAACTGCTGTAATTCAATAAATTCAGAAGGAAAATTAAACAGTCTTTGCAACATTGGAATCATAATTGGTGATTGACAATTGTAAGGAGGTATATCCATATGACTTATTCCGTACTCAGTAAAAGAATTAAAAGAATCTTTCTGTTCTTTAATTGTTTTATCAATTAAATTATTTTCCCATTCCGTCATTAAACCTGCATCAATAGGAAAGTCAGATGGTTCCGTAGGAAACTCATCTGCAATATATTTCATTGCATAAATATGTTTACAATAGCGATACTGATCTAAAACATAAGTCCAATCATCTGAAATTTCAGTGATAGTTAAACCGCTTTGTTTGTAATCACCATACTTTGGCATGCCTTCTGCTACCTGAGTAGGTGATGGATTGTCACCAAAACCACGTCTATAAATTTTTCCAAAGTCAGTAAACTGTCCTGGTACATCTCGATATAATGTTTTAGGATCTCTAACATCTTTAGTTTCACCGCTTACGCCAACACCAACTAACTGATAGCCACTTGGCGCTACGATAGTTAAACTTCTATTTTGTACAATCTTTTCATTGACTTCTGTCATCATTGCATTTGATAGTTGCCCTAACTCATAAACTTCTTCTGTACGTCCAGGTTTTAATTTAGCTACATTAGTTCTTGGAAATAAAGGTTTTTTTCTGACGCCTAAGTTAGACAAATATGCATAGTCACGACGTGTAAAGTCTTGACAAGAACAACAATAACGTGGTCCTGTTTGAAAAAACCGTCCTGGGTGCGGAGAAATTCTTGATGGTGTAGCTAATATTCCATCGATCGTTCCTTGTACAGAACCTAATTTTTCTAGTTTTAAAATACCTTGATACTGATCTACGTCGATTAAAACAGCTTGAACAAAACCAAAACGGCGGTTTGTAGCTGGATCTCGACTATCAATATCAATAGCTGTTCCGGAAACAGTTAATATTTTATCTTCTAAAATGTCGCCATTAATTGGTTTTAAAGTTTGTGTTGTGCCTGAAAACGTAACAAATAAAGGTGGAGGTACTGGGTTGATAGTACTAAAGCTACCACTTAATTGAATGTACCAATAATTTTGATTGTCTTGCTCCACGCCAAGAAACAAAGTATTTTTTGGAACTTCTCCTGAAATAGCAAGTAACGTTCCAGATCCATCATCAAGACGATCAAATCTTAAATTACCAGGGAAAACTTGACCTGCCCAGTGAATACCTAGTTCTTTATTTTTAGTTGGAAAACCTCTAAACACACCAGAAACTTGAGGTTCTCTTGCTCCTATTTGATCAATAGCTCCTGATGTTGTAGGAATAATATAAGCAAAATCATATTGATAAGCTGTGTTTTTTAAATTAGCGGTTCCTAATTCATAACCACGTCTCCAACGAGACCATGTAGATTCTCGATCTACCGTATATAAAGAGTTTGGTATTGAACCGCCAAACACTCCTTCAATTGGTTCGACACGATACGTTTCAATTTTTGGGCCAACACGATCAAATGATTGATTTTTAAAATTACCAAATCCATTGGAGCCACCAAATGGATTTGATTTTTTACTAGCCATTTATCAATAAAAACCACCTTGTGCAACAATATGAGCGCCAGGGATATAACCAGAGGCTGTGTTATATACTCCACGCTGCAAGACACCTACATAAAGCCTATCTCCACGCTGCAAGTAAATGCCACGATTTTTAAGAGGTGTCCTGGGTCCTAATCCAGTGGTATTACCTTGCTGTGGAACAGGTGTTGCTAATTCTGGCATTACATCAGAACAATCAACAAAACCTGAATTAGTAGGAACAGTTTTGCTAAAGACAGGAACATAGTCGCCATCACCAGGAATTGGGACTGTTGTACCGCGAGTGTGGTAGACAACGAATGTAACTGCGGGAAGAGTGGTGGCACTTAATGATGTAAAGGTAAAACCAGAAGCAGTAGGGCTAGCTACACCTGAGAAATGAATTTCTGTATTGGTAACATTAAGAGCTGTATCACCTGTATAGGTATAATATCCTTGACCACTTTCAGCGGGAGTTGTTAAAACACCTGTGGTTTCAACATAAACAACTTGTCCTTTTGTTAAGCCAATAAATGTACCTGATGTATCTGAATTAACAATATAGTCTGTATGAACAGCATTGGAAGTATCATCACGCAAAATTGTAATCGAATCAATAACGCCACCACTGTTATTGTCTGAAGTTAAAGTGGCATCCATATCAACCAATAATCCTGGGCTTTGACCACCTTGGACATTAAGGTTGGTTTCATTACCAACAACTTGATTAGTCAGTCGTGTGCGTGCCAGCAACGGACGATCGACAAAAACAGGTTGTTTATTAGTATTAGTTGCTGTCATTTAATTGCTGTTCTTATCTATCTATTTTATCGTACTATGGATAAAACGTATCATAACTTTGCATCAGTCTAGCCGCATCTCTTTTGCTTTGATTGGTAAGCGTTTG